AAATTCATCGGTATCGAAATCGAGCCTAAATATTTCGACATTGCCTGTGAACGAATAACCAACGCTTACAGACAAGAAAGGTTATTCGCATGATCGTCAACCACGATGAGATTAAAGCCAAAGTTTTAGAGCTTTGGAAATCCGGCGGACTTCCTAAAGGCTCGTCTACTGGCTGGCCTGTTGTAGACAAGTTCTACACCGTTGGATTGGGTCAATGGACCTGTGTAACTGGCTCCCCGAACTCCGGTAAATCTGAATGGTTAGATGCTCTTTTGGTCAACATGGCGATGCGGGAGAACTGGAAGTTTTTTATCTTCAGTCCTGAGAACTGGCCGCTTGCCTTACATCACGCGAAGATCATCGAGAAATACATCGGTAAACCTTTTAATCCTGGCCCGACTCCGAGGATGGACGAGGACGACGTAGAAGCCGCCGAGGAATGGATGCGTGGGAAGTTCTGGTTTGCTAAACCCTCTCGTCCTGACATTGTTTCTATCGTGTCTGAGGCCGTTAATTGCGCCTCTCTCTCAGGGAATTACAAACTCGGGATAGTCATTGACCCGTGGAACCAGCTTGAGCATTACCGCCCGTCGAACATGACGGAGACGGAATACATCTCACAGACGCTTTCTACGGTTATCGAACTCGTTAGACAGCACAACGTCCACCTCTGGCTCGTTGCTCACCCCGCGAAAATGCAGCCGGACAAGGACGGTAAACACAGAGTCCCAACCCCTAGAGACATTGCCGGTTCTGCCCACTTTTGGAACAAGGCTGACAACTGCGTAACGGTTTACCGAGATTTCACCAAAGACTCAAACGAGGTCGAGATTCACGTTCAGAAATGCCGGTTTAAGCACATTGGACGTATCGGCTTGGCGACTCTCGCGTATGACCGAGTGACCGGAAGGTATGCAGGTATTCCAGATTTAAACGTGGTCCGTGATTACAAAATGGCAACCGCAGGAGATGAACCCCTATGAGCAAAGAACAACTAAGGGCCGCATATCCAGACCTTGCGAAGTTTAAAGACGATTTCGCTAACGTCTTTGGTGATCTCGTAGGAATTGAAATCACAGACAAGGAAAAGAAAATAGTCCAGTGGGGCGAGTCTTGGGGAGAGTGTGTTGAGTTTCCCCTTACGTCAAAGGATATGAAGTGAAGCATAAGACCATCGGCTCACTTAAAAAAACCGCATGGGATTTACTCTCAAGAATTATCCGCCTGACCTATGCCGACGAGGGCGGGACTGTTCAGTGCTACACCTGCGGGAAGTTGATGAATTGGGAAAAGGACGGGGCGCAAGCAGGACACGCAATACCTGGAAGGCATGGCGGGGTTTTGTTAGACGAGGAAATTCTTAGGGTTCAGTGCTACTCCTGCAACATAGGTAAACGAGGGAATTACACGGTTTACACGACAAAGTTAATTGAAGAAAACGGGTTTGATTGGTGGAAGCGAAAGCTAAGTGAAGCAAGCAAAGTCAGGAAATGGAGTCGAGTAGAACTACAGGAAAAGATTGAACATTACCGCGAACGACTTAACCAACTGGAGAAAGCATGAAAATCAAATCATCCGCACGCTATGAACTTATGCAGAAGGCTTTGTCTGAAGGAAAGAGTCTTACTGAAGCTGCTAAAGAACAAGGGGTGTCAGTGGCTTTGCTGAGTCAGATTAAAAAGAAATACTCAATTACGCCTGTGACTCCGAGTGTCAACCAAGAAGCCGCGGCTTCAACTGCGGAGGCGTGATGAAGTTATGCAAAGACTGTAAGTATATTCAGCCACATAGATACTCTGGATTTTTCAAATGGAAAAAGCCTGTATTTAATGAATATGCGAAATGTCGGCATGAAAAATCGGCCAATCTTGTTGATGGCTCTGGCAGAGATTATTGCGACATAAGCAGAGCGTCCGGCCCTTGTTTCAGTGATGCAAAGTTATTTGAGCCAAAAGATTAAGCACTCTAAGGAATCCCCATGAATCTACGCGAAGCCTACGCAGCAACCAGTTTTGCAAATCTTCAATGGTCAGAAATCAGTGAAAGACCTATTGACCGTGTAGCCGCCTCTGGGCTTTGCGATGAACTAGGGGTGCTGTTGTGGAAGATTCGCTATATGAAGGAAAAAAAATACGAACCGGAGGCAATTCTTAAAATTAGTCTTAGGCTTAACAAAAGGTCTCCGGCGTTACCTGAACTCATTTGCTTCAAGATCGCTAAACAGTGCTTAACAGAATACAAGGACAATTTCTGCAAGACTTGTAAAGGCGCTAAAGAAATGATTGTTGGGCAGCGTCGGATAGTGTGCGAGAAATGCTCAGGATTCGGCATACGGCGTTGGAGTGATTTTGAAAGGGCAAGAGGCACAGGGCTTGGCGTAAATCACGTAGGGAAGCTCCAAAGCCATTTTAGATGGGGGTGTGACTTACTTTTAACGCTGGACTCTAAGGTTAATCGACAGATTGAGTTTTACTTGGGGAGGCATGATGCCCACGCATAACCAAAAAATCCCATCTAAGAAAGAGGCTTACGACATTTTAGTAAATGAGCGTAAAGTTAAAACATTAAGTGAAATAGGTTCCATGTGGAACATTTCTAAAGAGCGAGTCAGGCAGTTGTGTAAAGAGTGGGGTATTAAAGACAGACCTTATCGGGTGAGAGGATGCGGAGGTTATTTATGACTGATCTGGAAATGATTAAGAAGTGCGCGGAGAAAGAGGGTTATGTTCCGATGCAGGATGTTGATGGCGTCTATATCGAGATCAATGACGGCCACATGGTTGATTACGACCCCATCCACGATGACGCGCAAGCAATGGCGCTGGTGAAGAAGTTTAGGTTGGTCATTGGCTATAGCAACGGATGGTCAGCGCAAAAACGAAAAGAGGACGGAGACGCTACGTTAATCTGCGGTTCATACCATTACCCAGACCTAAACCGCGCCATAGTCGAATGTGTATCTAAACTTGTTTAAGTCAAGTCAGACTTGTTGCTAATAGAAAACTCACGCGTTATAAAGTAGTCGTAAGTAAATCCGTCCTACTCACTTAGTATCGTTCGGAATGGGATAAAGAGGCTGGCCGCGAAAGCCATACCAGCTAGAAACACCCAAAGAGATTCGGTGGGAGACCCAGAAGGGTCTGCTCGCCCTGAAGAAAAGTCTTGGACACGCAGACTTAAACGCGAAGTGGACGCGGGTGGAATCCCCGTTAGCCGAAAGACGGATGCTGCTGGATGGTCTAGGGTCTAACCCGCGAAATCTTCCGAAGTATGAAGGTTCCACCAGCAGACGCAGACGAGTAGGCACCTATTCATACCCAAATTGGGAACGATCAAACCCGCTCAACTGCGGGTTTTTCTTTTTGAGTTATTAAATGAGCGCCCCACAGACACACTCTCCCAAATCCGCCTGTCCTGGCATCGTCTGTTAAAGGGTGCTCACTTAATGATTTAACTTTTTTTTGAAGCAAAGGATTAAACATGGCTTTTACTCAAGCACAACTCCAGACCGAATTGGATAGCGCGGGACTTAACTGCGTTATTACTAAATTCGACGCTACAGCTTCGGCATCTTTTACAGATGTAGGTGTTCAGAACATGAATACTTCCGCTAAAAAGACGGGGATTGTCCAAGTCGCTCAAAGTAATACCGCCTCACAAGCTGCTGCTGCGATTCTGACCGCGCTGACTTAATGGGCGCACAAATTAAATACGTCCTAAAGATTGGACGTTTTGCCATCTATCGTAAATACCCTAAAGGTTATGGGTTTGCGTGGATGCCTATTGGCGCTTAATTATTTATGGCTGCAAGGACTAAACCACTTCATCCAAAGCGTATAGAGGAAATGCGGGAGAAAATCCGCGCCACCTTGTTGATAAAACGCCTTGAAGATCATAGCCTTGCGGCAAAAAACGACGAAAATTTAGAAGAAAAAGTAATGAGCGATTCACAAGTGCGTGCTGCGCTTGGATTGCTAGGCAAAGTCTTGCCGAATGTAAGTGAAAGTAAAACAGAGGTAGAGCATAGCGGGAATGTTGGCTTTACGTGGATGAAGTAATAGTAATTCCCTACAAGCCTAGAGACGCTTTCTGGCCTTTACACGATAGGACTGAAAGATGGGCTGTAGTAGTAGCCCACCGAAGGGCTGGGAAAACGGTCGCTTGTGTTAATGAGTTACTTAAATCTGCTTTAACCTCGGATGAAAAAGACTTTAGAGGGGCGTATGTAGCGCCTTTCTACAGACAGGCTAAAGCAGTAGCTTGGGATTACCTTAAAAGATATTCCTCAGTCGTTCCTAATCACTCTGTTAATGAATCAGAGTTAAGGATTGACTACCCCAACGGGGCGAGGATTCAATTATTCGGCGCGGATAATGCCGATGCCTTACGGGGGATGTTCTTTGACCTTGTAGTAGCTGATGAATACGGAGATTGGAAGCCCTCTGTGTGGGCTTACGTCATTAGACCTGCTTTAGCTGATAGGCAGGGTAAGGCGATCATCATCGGCACCCCCAAAGGACGAAATCAGTTCTTCGAGATATACGACCTAGCCCAAAGGTCTAAAGACTGGTTAGCTTTAATGATTAAGGCTAACGATTCGGGGATTCTCCCTGAGTCTGAGTTAAACGCACTTAAATCAGAACTGACCGAGGATGCGTGGCGGCAGGAGATGGAGTGCGACTTTGACGCGGCTTTACCTGGGGCAATTTTCGGTAAAGAACTCTGGCAGCTCGAGCAAGAGGGCAGGGTTAAGAAAGACCTCTACGACCCGAATCTAAAGACTTACGCAGTCCTAGACCTAGGTTTTAGTGATGACACGGCTATCTGGTGGTTTCAGGTCAATAAAGAATTACGGTTGATTGACTGCTATTCCGCGTCAGGGATGCCTATAAGCCACTATCAAGAGGTCTTGAAGGGTAAGCCCTATACCTACGGGGATTGGCTTTACCTACCGCACGACGCGAGGGCTAAGAGCCTACAGACCGGACGAAGCATAGAGCAGCAGTTCTCAGCTTTAGGGTGGAAGCCTCGGATAGTGCCTGAGTTGGGTTTAATCGACGGAGTTCAAGCGGCGCGATTAACCCTTTCAGATTGTTACTTCGATGAAAACTGTAGAGAGGGGATTGAGACTCTTAAACAGTATCAACGAGAGTATGACGAAGAAAAGCGATGTTTCAGGGATAAGCCTAGACACGACTGGACTTCTCACTACGCAGACGCTTTCAGATACGCCTGTTTAGTGTGGCGTGAGGAAATGAAGCCTAAAGAGAAAGAGCCGCCAAGGTTTAAGGCTGGTGTGACTATCGACGGAATAAAAGTGGGTGTAACCCCCTCAGAGTTAATTAAAGAACACAGAAGAAGGAAAGAAAATGAGTAATCCTGTTAATGAGAGTGGCACCCCTACTAATCTGAGTGCAAGTGCTGCTGTATTCAGTGGCCCATGCCGTCTGTTGGGTATTTGGGTATCTTCGGCTTCCTCGACTCCGACGATTAAAGTCTGGAACAACACCAGTGCAGCGGGTGGAGTCATTGCGAATACGTTTACTCCGCTTCCTGGCACGTTCTATCCACTTCCTTTCGCTTGCTCAACGGGTATCTTCGTGACCATTTCGGGAACGGTAGATTGCACTGTTAGCTTTATTCCTGGTTAATGCTTTTAACTTGGGGTAGCTCTCAGGGATTAAACGCCCTGATGAATTCTGCGGAGTTTATTGCTGGATTCGCGGATAAAGGCTCAGGTGAAGTAGACCTGACACTAGCTAAAGGCACAGGATCGGCTACGTTCACAAGAGCTACGACAGCGACCACGGTTAACTCTGCTGGATTGATTGTCTCAGTAGCGAGTGGAACGCCGAGGAGTTATTACGACCCGACTACGTTAGGTTATATGGGGTATCTCGCGGAGGGGGCGAGGACGAATCTAGTTCTTAACTCTCTGATTGACGGAACAGACTTCTCTACGCAATCGGTGACGGTTACGGCTGTTGCTCACACTTTAAGTTTTTACGGAACTGGAACGATAACCTTATCGGGCGTTTCTACTTCCGGCCCGTTGGTTGGAACCGGAGCATACCCGCAGAGAGTAAGCCTGACATTTACGCCTACCGCTGGCAGTCTTACGCTTACTGTAACCGGCTCTTCTAAGTTCGTTCAGCTAGAGGTTGGAAGTTTTGCGAGTTCGTTTATTCCTACTGCTGGCGTTGCTGTTGCGAGAAACGCTGATGTTTTGACTTATCCGTTTGCTGGTAATGCAAGTGCGAGTGTGGGGAGTGCTTACGCTGAATTGTCTACTCAATGGACTACAAGCGGGGCCTCCGCTGCGGTGGCGTTTAGCGTCGCAGATGCTTGTTTGTGGTGTCCTGCAACTGTTGCTGATACGACAATCCGTATTCTTGATGGCCTTAATTCTGGAGTTAAGACCGGATTAACCAATATGTCAACGGCCTCACGTAAGCGAGCATCGTCTTGGGGTGGCTCGACAATATCGGTGACGGGTGATGGCGCTGCGGTTGCTTCCAACAGCTTTGACGGTGGGATGGGTAGCACTTCTATTGGTATAGGAAACTTTACTGACGGTTCTACAAACTGGTTTGGCACCATCCGCAACGTCCGTATTTATCAAACTCAACTATCTAGCGCACAACTTCAGGCGGTGACAGCATGAGCGAACTTGACTCCACCACTGTAGAAAAGCCTTCTGATATTGAGAAAGACCCGAAGGGTGTTGTTCGTCGGTGGGTATTGGAATGGGGTCTCTCGGATAAACGCGAGAAGGATTGGAAGAAAGACGCCGACAAAATTCTCCGTCGCTATCGTCAGAGAGATGCTAAAAAGCACTCGTTTAATATTCTCTGGTCTAATACTGAGACTCTCGCCCCTGCGGTTTATAACTCCGTTCCGAAGCCTGACGTAAGACGTAGGTTTAAGGATGATGACCCCGTAGGTAAGGCTGTATCTCAGGTTATGTCTCGTAGTCTTGAGTTTGGCCTAGATACCACGGACTTTAATCATCAAATTGAGTCTTGTGTGCTGGATATGCTTTTGCCTGGACGCGCTGTTGCCCGCGTCCGGTATGTTCCTTCCTTGACTCAAGTGGGTGTGACTGAAGAAACCCACGAGGAAGGCGTAGAACAACACGAACTCGGCGGTGAAGCCCTAGAGGGTTATGAAGAAGTTGAATGGGAGCAAGCCCCTATTGAGCATGTTCAATGGGATGACTTTAGACACGGCTTTGGTAAGTGTTGGGATGAAGTCCAGTGGGTAGGGTTTAAACACCGACTCACCCGTAAGGAACTGGAAGAAAAGTTTGGTGAGATTGGTTCTTTAGTAAAGCTCGATTCCACGGATGACGAGGAAATCGAGAAAGAGCGCGATGATAAAGTCTCTAATTCATTCAGGACCGCCGAAGTCTGGGAGATTTGGGATAAAGATAAACGCGAAGTCTTGTTTATCGCCAAGAATCACAAGGAAGAACCGTTACAGACTATCCCTGACCCGTTAAACCTTCAGGGTTTCTTTCCTGTTCCGCGTCCTTTATATGCGATAGGCGACCCGTCCAGCCTTATCCCTGTTCCTTTGTTTGAGCTTTACAAAGAACAAGCGGAAGAACTGGACACTATCTCTACCCGTATTAACAGACTGATTAAAGGTCTGAAGATGCGCGGTATTTACGACGCGACCCTATCTGAACTCTCGGAATTGATGAGAGGCGAGGATAACGACCTTATACCGGCTCAGAATGTCACAGCTCTCTTGGAGCGTGGCGGTCTTGAGAAGGCTATTTGGTTTATGCCTATCGAACAGGCCGCGAATGTTCTTAAAGTCTTGTATGAGCAGCGGGAATTAACCAAGCAGGTTATTTACGAGATTACAGGTATTGCTGACGTAATCCGTGGGTCTACAAACGCCCAAGAAACTGCTACGGCTCAACAGATCAAGGATAAATGGGGTTCCATGCGTCTGAGGAAGATGCAAGGCGAAGTCTCAAGGTTTATCCGTGACCTTATCAGGATTCAAGCTGAAATCATCGGTGAGAAGTTCTCCTATGAGACTCTTAAAACGATGACAGGGGTTAAGTTGCCGACTGACCAAGAGGCTCAGGTGATGGCAATGCAAGCCCAACAGCAAGGACAACAACCCCCTCAAGTTATTACGTGGGAGCAAGTCATTCAAGTAATGCGGGATGACAAGCAAAGAACCTACAAGATTGATATTGAGACTGACTCCACGGTAGCCGCTTCGGTAGAGGGCGATATGCAAGCCCTCCGTGAGCTATTGGGTGGGATTACTGAGCTTGTTACAGGTCTTGGCCCTGCGGTTCAGTTGGGCGCGATGCCTGTGGACGCGCTTAAAGAACTGATTATGGTTGTGTGCCGTCGGGCGAAGATGGGCAACGCTGTCGAAGATGCTTTCGAGAAGATCAAACAGCCGCCGCCCCCGCATCAAGAACAACAACCGCAGGACAATTCCCTACAGGTTGAGCAACTCAGACAACAGGGCGAACAGGCTAAGACTCAGTTTGAGGGGCAACTTAAACAGATGGAACTCCAGCATCAATCTCAGTCTGAGCAGCAGAAGGCCGAAGCTCAAGCCATGATTGAAAAGTATAAGTCTGACCGTGATTCTGAGCTTGAACAGGCTCGTTTAGCTTTTGATAAATATAAGGCTGACCTTGATTCCCAGACGAAACTGGCTATCGCAGAACTCCAAGCCCAAGCATCTAAGGAAACTACTGCAATGGGCATCTCCGCTAAAGACGAGGCTAATGAGTATGCTTCTGACGGAACAACTAAGCCGAAGGCCGGGATTGAAAAGATTGTTGCGACTCTCACGGAGAGCATGACGAAACTGGCTGACGCTCAGAAAGAGTCTACTGAGAAACTTGCTGAAGTATTGACTAGACCTAAGAAACTCGTTCGCGGGGCTGATGGTCGCGCTGTCGGTGTTGAATAATGGCGGGGATTCGGCACACTACCCCTGCTGATGGAACTTTCACCACAGAGGGCGCTAGCGCATGGAACGGTGATGAAGCGCACACCCTTTCGGATGTAGCCTCACAGACTGATCTAAACGCTTTAAGTAACGCTGTATCAGTATTGAGCAATACCAATAGCTCAGAACACGCCGGATTAAGTAACCGGATTACCTCAGTCGCGGGTCTTGCTGGTGGTGGGTCTGTTACCAGTGCCGAGGTTCAAGCGGTAAGTGTCGCGGCTCAGAGTGCGATTAATACAGTCTCCAATGCTTTAAGTGTTCTAAGTAACACGAATAGCTCGGAACACGCAGCTTTAAGCGCAAGAATCACCTCTGTAGCGGGTTTGGGTGGTGGTTCCGTGACTTCCGCAGAAGTCCAGGCTGTTAGTGCTGCTGCTCAGAGTGCTGTTAATACCGTTTCTGCTGCGGTTAATGTCGTTTCTAACGCGACCTCGGCTGAAATCGTTAATAGAGTCAGTGCGGACAATGTTCTAAGCGCCAATATCGCCTCAGTGGATGCTAGGGCGACTTCTATCGCTAACGCTTTGTCTGTTTTAAGCAACGCTAACAGTGCTTCTCACGTTTCGATAGATGGGCGGGTCACTTCGGTAGCCAATGCTGTCTCGGTGCTGTCTCAGGCTCTTTCCGTCCTTTCTAACACTAACTCTGCTGCTCACGTATCTATCGACGGGCGGGTAACTTCGGTTGCTAACGCTGTCTCGGTGGTAAGTAATGCGCTGTCTGTCCTGAGTCAAACGAATTCAGTAGACCATGCGGCTTTAAGTAACCGGATTACCTCTGTCGCAGGGTTGGCCGGTGGTGGCTCTGTAACGAGTAACGAGTTAAGCGCGGCGATTGCAGGACAATCATCAAGGACTGATTCTGTCTATAACGCTGTTTCTGCTCTTATAGATCGCGTTTCAGCTAATAGCGGAACTGGTGGCGGTGGAAGCGTCACAAGCACAGAATTAAGCGCGGCGGTTCAGGGTCTATCCCTGCGGGTGGATTCTGCGGTTGCGGCTAACGCTAACAATGCCTCTGTAGCGAGTAACGCGGCTTCTGTAGCTCTTGCGGCGCAGCACGTAGCGTCAAATTACGCCTCGGTAGCGTCGGTCTACGCGAACACGGCTAGTAACTATGCCTCTGTAGCATCAAACGCGGCTTCCGTGGCTGTAGCTGCTGCTGCGGGGATATTGGCCCCACAGGTTCGGATTGTCTCTAATACACAGTCAACCACTGGCTCCGCCTTGGTGGATATTTCCGGTCTAGTCCTAACGGTTGCCGCTGACCAGACTTGGGAGATTAACGGGATGCTGCTGGTTTCGGCCAGTGCCGCGACGGTGGGATTCAAAGGCGGGTGTTCTGTTCCTGTCTTGTCATTGCCTCGATACCTTCAATTTTTGCGGGTCAGTCAGGGCCAGTCAGCCGGTGCGATGGGCGGCGGTGGATTGTTGCAAGTTTCCGGCGCATCACAGCAATTATCTTTAGCGGCCCTTGGTGGTGTCCTTGTGGGGATTACATATCAAGGCGTATTTAATGTGGCGAGTGCCGGCACATTCAGAATGATGTATGCCGGTATTGCTTCAACTGCTGCAAGTCCTGTTCATATCATGCCTGGTTCTTACTTGAAAGCCATTCGACTTAAATGAAGAAAGCTACCGGCAAGGTTTCCGCTGGTTCACAAAGTATTCAATTCGATAAGACTTACGGAAGTTCCTATTGCATCCCTCTTTGGCTTCGTGATGTGCAAGTCAAGATGGCGATTAGTAAAGTCTCTGGAAGGGTTCAGAACAAAAGCAAGAAAAACCATGAACCTGTAGCGATAGTGGGTTATGGCCCAAGCCTTAAAGATACTTGGGAAAAGTTAAAAGACTTTAAAGTAATCGTTACGACTTCAGGGGCGCACAAATTCCTGATAGACAGGGGGATTATCCCGACCTATCACGTAGACGTAGACCCCAGGGCGCACAAAGTCCTGATGTTGGGTGAGATTCGCAAGGAAGTAACTTACATGCCTTGCTCGACTTGTCACCCTAACTACATTGATACATTGATTGCGTCTAAAGCCAATATCAAGCTCTGGCATTGTTTCTCGACGGAGTTAGAAGCTCTCAGGATTCTCCCCGCTGGTGAGTCTGCCTTAACCGGTGGCGCAGATGCCGGAATGAGGGCAATGGCTGTAGCGAGGTTTATGGGTTTTGTAAATCTTCATGTATTCGGGATGGATGGCTGTTCTTTTGATGAAAAAGGACACGCTGACGAACATACCAACAAGATGAAGAAGTTTTTTGACCTTGAGTATCCAGAAGGGTCTGGGAAGATTTACCGGACTTCGCCTCATCTTTTAGACGTAGCCAAAACCGTTCCGCATGAAATCAATATGCTCAAGCTGGACTCGGTTAAGTTCTACGGTGAGGGTTTGGTTAAAGCGATTGTCGAAAACACTAAACAAGAGAATCCTAAAGTCTCAAATATTGCATTTCTCAAGCCTAAATTAATTAGTGAGAAATACCGCAAGGAATTAGTAAAGCGACACGCTCAATCTTCCATATTTGGGTCTGATGGATTTAAGTATGCCGATGTTGTTAGGAAATTAGTTAAAGCGACTAACTCTGTATCTGTCTTGGATTACGGCTGCGGTAAGGGTGTTCTAGCTGCAAAACTAGACTTTCCGATTTGGGAATATGACCCCGCTGTAAAGGGTAAGGAATTAACCCCTAAACCTGCTGACTTGGTGGTTTGCACCAATGTCCTAGAGTCGGTTGAGGATGAATTCTTACCTGACGTTTTGGGTGATCTTTCAAGGTGTGTAAAGAAAGTCGGTTACTTCACGATGGGCGTAGGCACTCCTGATTATTGGGAGAAGCTACTTAACCAAGTCTTTTACGTGGGCAAAGTCTCACTAGAAAACAGTGAAGTTATCGCGGTGGTCGGCCCGAAAGTCACCAAGATGCAGAAGAAAGATCGGGTAGTAATGACCGATGAAGTCTCTTACGTTAAACAACCTGCCTACGGTGTAAACACTTTATTCAACGGTGATTTAAAGATAGCCCATGTCTACTAACTTTTTTAATGGGTCATTCTTTAACGGTAACTTTTACGGCTCAAGTCCTGCGCCTGTTGATGTATTTTCATTAGGTCAGGGCGACGATTATCCAGGTTGGGATAAGAAGGCTTGGAAGAAACGTAAGACTCAAGAGGATGCTTTAGAGCAGACCATTGAGGAAACGTATAAGAAAGTCATGGGTATTGCTCCTACCCAGACCTTCGTAGCTAAAGCCAAGAAAGAGATTAAACAGCAGGTCGTAGAGACCAGGCGAGAGTTTGAAGATTACTCTCAGGTCATTTCTTGGCTACAGACTCAACAGATGCTTGTTGATAAATACATCAATGAGCTTTTACTTCAACGTGAAATAGACGATGAGGAAACACTCCTCTTACTCATGTGATTTACGAATCTAGGTGTAATTCCTGCGGGAAGTTATACGAATACATCAAACCGGCGGCTCAGTATCTTGATTCGCCGTTTTGTTGTGGCGTTAGGACAGAGAAGGTCATTCTTAACGCTCCAATGGGTCATGTGGTGAATATTTATTACACAAGCCCTATTGATGGAAAGCCGATTACCACAAAGCAAGCCCGTATTAACGATTTAAGGGCAAATAACTGTAGGCCGTGGCAAGGGCTAGAAGAAGAGCGTAAAGAGGCGAAGCGCCGAGCCGCTTATGAAGAAGAAAAGCAGGACAAGGCGCTAGAGAAAAGCGTAGTTGAGGCTTGGCGGCAGCTTACTCCCGAAAAGCAGGCGCTCCTATCAAAGGGCGTTGCGTAAAAGCCTTTTCTAGCGGCAAATTGCGGCGCATTCGCCCCTCAAGTATTGAGTATGGGATTTTTAGGAATTCCGACCATTCGACCATTGATTTGGTGGTGCCTTTCCAAGTAATCATTCGGCATGCTTTTCTGTTCCGTTGCTGCTCTTTGGGGGTTGACCACTTGCAGTTTTGAGGCTCATAGCCTTTATTAAAGTCTATTCGGTCAATGGTTTTTCCTTCTGGACGGTCGCCCATGTCTTGAAGGAAGTTTGTAAAAGTTTTCCATCGGTCGCAAACGGTAATTCCAGCGCCGCCGTATTTTGACCAATGGTGATGCTTTGGGTTTGTGCATCGCTGCATCATGTTTTCCCAGCTTTTATAGGTGGGCGATGATTTACTGCTTAATGCGTGTCCATGTTTAGTCCTGCTTTCTTGTTGAAGGCATCCGCAAGACTTGGTTACTCCTGATCTCAGGGAATAACCCTTTGCGGTAGTTAATTTGCCGCACTGACATTTACAAAGCCACAAGTATTCTTTGTTTTTAGCTTGTCCGGCATTTTTAACAACGGTAAGCCTTCCAAAGGTTTTTCCGGTTATATCAATCATTAACGTCTCCAGTAGGGAACTGACTGTTAGATGGAGATTGAGTAAGAAAGTTCAACCCCTACCGCAAGGGTTCCGCCCTCTGTCGTGATGACATGGCTTGCCGGTGACGCGGTTTAACCGGCTTTGATGAGGTTTTTATGAGCGAACTGGATACCCAGATCGAAGAAGTGGTTGAAGCTGAAGTTGTAGATACCCCGAAGTCAATGGATGACACCATCCGAGAGACTTACGAATCCATCCAAAGTCGGGGAGAAGAGACAGAGGAACAGGCCGAAGCTAGGGAACGGGATGAAAAAGGCCGGTTTAAAGCCTCCCAAAAGGCCGAGGAAGCCCCCGCAGAGGTTTCTGAGCCAGTGGCCGAGGAAACACCCGTAGAGGTCGCTCCGGTGGAACCTGTGCCGGTTGTGGTGCCTCCTGAAGTCCAAAGGCTAGGACTTAAAAAAGAAGAAGCCGAGGCTTACGCGCAAGCCCCTGAAGTCCTTAAACAAGCATTTATCCGCCGGTCGGAGGAAATGCACAAAGGGCTAGAGCAGTTCAGGACTAAAGCGCAGTTTGGGCATCAAATGGAACAAGTGATTGCTCCGTTTACCCAACAAATTCAAGCGATGGGCGCGACCCCAGAAATGGCGGTGTCTCGACTACTCGCAGCGGAATCTCAACTACGGAACGGAAGCCCTGAACAGAAACAGGCGATGTTCTTTAAGTTGGCACAAGACTACGGAGTTCAGCTTAACGGTGAGATGCCGACAGTTGACCCGAACGTATCTGTCCTTCAGCAGCAAATACAGCAGTTGACGGGATGGATTCAGCAAAAGCAGCAGAGGGAAGAACAAGCGCAGCAGGAAACACTGAACAGTGAAATCCAGCGTTTCGCATCCAACCCTGCAAATAAGCACTTTGAAGCTGTCCGTAATGACATGGCTGCTCTCTTACAGGGCGGAATCGTAACGACACTTCAAGAAGCCTATGACCGCGCAGTTTACGCAAATCCGAACACTCGGACTCAGTTGCTTGCAGAACAACAAGCACAAGTAGAGGCGAAGCGGAAAGCTGAACTCGCTCAGAAGGCACAGGAAGCCAAGAAAGCCGCGAGTGTGAATGTTCCTAAAAAGGGTTCTTCTACTCCTAAACGGCCTGTTGGCACTATGGACGAAACAATCCGAGCTACAGCAGAAAGGCTTGGACTAATTTAAGGATTAAATCATGGCCTCTCCTGGTCAAAGTTCACTCTTTACCACGTTCACCGAACTGGTAAGCACCACCTATCGCAATCACTCGAAAGAAATTGCTGATAACGTTTGATTTGAGACGTTACAAAACCCCGTGAATTGCTGGAAACCCCTAACGTAAAGACGAGGGCAATCAGCAGCCAAGCGCCGTAGGAATACGGTGAAGGTTCAACGACTAACGCATGGAGTCCAGACCGGACAGTAAAGCGACACGAGCGCGGGGCAACAGTTTTTAACCAGAGAGGGGAATCCCGAATGGCGATAGTTTACGCAATAGAAAACACCGTAAATGGATGGGCTTACATCGGAGTTACTTCCGCAAAGCTATCTAAAAGGATGCGAGAGCATCGTTGTTTATGCCGGAACAAAAAGCATCACGCGGTTAAATTAACCGATGACTGGCACATATACGGAGAGGGGGCTTTTGTAATCAAAGCCCTTGAGGAAACCGAATACACACATAGAGGCGCGTTTTGCGAGGCCGAACAAAAGTGGATAGCCCACTATTTAAGTCAAGGCAAACTGTATAACGCGATGGAAAAGTCCGTTGGTCTTACTAAAGACGCATGGGCTAAAGGTGTAGAGGCTTCCCGTAAGTCATCTGGAAATAGATGGACACCAGAGGCTAACGAAAAGCGTAGATTGGCACAGCTTGGAAAACCGAAAGGACACGGCGCGAAGATAAGCGCCACCAAGCAAGCTAAAAAATTGTTGATGATATAGTCTGACCACCAGTCGAAAGCTGGTGAAGCTAGGGATAAAGAGCCTTAGCGATAACATGGGTGTCAACCCACAATGCTCTTTTCCGCCGCATGACGGAAAAAGGCCGTCTCCGTCTGGAAGATGGCGGCCTGTCGATTGTTCAACCCCTCGATTACGCTGAAAACTCGACTTATCAGCGTTACTCCGGTTATGACGTTCTTAACGTCGCCGCGAGTGATGTTATTTCGGCTGCTGAGTTTCCGTGGCGTCAAGTGTCGGTCAACGTCGCTGCTTCCGGTCTTGAGATTCGCACGAACTCCGGTGCTAACCGCATCATCAATTTCGTTAAAGCGAAAATCAAGAACGCGCAACGCACGATGGCTAACGGCCTGTCCGATGACCTTTATTCGGATGGCACCGCGTCTAACCAGATGAACGGCCTTCAGGCGATTGTTGCTGATGCTGGCACTGGCACCGTTGGCGGCATCAATAGCTCGACGTTTAGCTTCTGGCAGAACCAAGTCCGTGACGCTTCGGATAATTCGGTTACTGTCTCGGCTGCGACTATCGAAGCTGGAATGATGCTCCCGCTGTGGCTGGCTACGACTCGCGGTAACGACACGCCGGACCTGATTGTTATGGACCCCGTGTATTTCGCGTTCTACGAAGCCTCTCAGTCGAGCCTCAAGCGTTACGCCCCGTCAGACGATGGTAAGGGCGGCATGATCTCGATGAAATACAAGACCGCTGATGTGTTCTTTGATTCGACCGCATCGGGTATTCCGGCCTCGCATATGTATTTTATCAACACTGACTTCCTTGAACTCGTCGCACATCAAGACGCGAACATGGAAATCATGCCGGAACTGCGTAGCGTGAATCAGGATGCAATCGTTATTCCGATTCTGTTCCAAGGTAACTTGGTGGTTTCTAACCGCGCTCGTCAGGGCGTTGGTAAAGCCTAATTAACCACTAACAAGGAGATAGATATGAGTTACATCATTGGTATGGACCTGACTGATGTTCGGACTAACGCGCAAGGGCCTGCTTTTGCTCTTGGCACCGTTGGCCGGACTTCTGACGGTAAACAATATAAGTATGTTCAATACAACAGCGGTGCCGGTGCGGTGGCTGCGGTGGCGGGTAATGTGGTTTATTACTACGCCCCCTCTGGGGCTTCGGCTGGTGCTACTACGGTGGTTACGTCTGACTTGTCAGATTCGGCTGCTGTGGGCGCTGGTGTTCTTCAGGCTGTCATTGCTTCAACGGGTTATGGCTGGATTCAGACTCGCGGCTCCGCGACCCTGAACACCGCCCTGACCGCTGGCGCTGACGGTAACGCGCTTACTCCGGTTGGCGCGACTGACGGCACGTTGGACGTTTCGGCCCTGGTTACTGACCATCATTGCGCGGTTGCGGTTGATGCTTCGGCAAAAATCGTGATGTGTCTGTTCCCTGACTAATTAAAAGCAATAAATCGTTTCACCTTGGGGCGGCTTCGGTCGCCCCTTTTTTTATGGGTATTCATCCGAGTATCCATAACAAAACCATAGGAGAACAAATGAGCGTAGCTCTGGCCCCTCAACGGCCCCCTTACACTGAATTTAAGGTGATTGCAAAGGATGACCCGAAGAAAAGTGTAGAACTTGGTTATCGGGTAACTAAAGACGTTGAAATGGCTTTCATCATGCAACCAGGGTCGAAAGATCAGGTTGAAATGATTGCTAGTGAATGGCTGGCCTCGATTAAGAGGAAATCACTAGAAGGACGGGCAGACGCTTACCCCCCTGATTGGGTAGACGCTTTTCATAAAAAGTATGAAGCGTGGAAATCAGGAATGGAACCGCCTCTTAATGGAACCTCAGTGAAACAGTGGGCTTTGCTGTCTCCTGCTCAAGCTGAAAACTTCATTTCCCTGCGTATTCTCACGATTGAGGACGTAGCGGCGATGACTGAGGAAGCGATGGCCCGTCTTGGCATGGGCGGTCGGAATCTCCGCGAACAGGCTAGAGAGTGGCTTAAAGGCAAACAAATTGCCGACGCAGCCATGACAGAAAATTTAGAACTGAAAAAGCGAGTCCAAGAGCTAGAGGACTTGATGAAACAAATGCTTGAGGCTAAACCTAAAAAGGGGCGGCCTCCTAAACTGGTAGAGGCTGCCTGATGACTTGTCTTTCGATAGTTCAAAAAGTTTGCTT